TCACACCGCCAGCCCGCCGCCGAGAGGGTTTAACGTTACTGCGTGTTGCAGGTAATCAGGTGCAAGGTGAGCATAAACCATCGTCTGTTGTATGCTGGCGTGCCCCAGAATTTGCTGTAACGCAATAATGTTCCCCCCGTTCATCATGAACCAGCTTGCAAATGTATGCCGAAGCACATGCGTGGCCTGCCCGCGTGGTAAATCGGGCTTAACCTGTCTGAGCCGTTCGCAGAAGTTTTCATAGTCAACTTTGAACAGTGGCCCAGTGTCGCTGGTCTTGATCTCTTTCTCCAGTTCTTCCGATATCGGAACCGTGCGCTTTTTCCCGTTTTTGGTCTTAAGAAACGTCACGCGCCCGTGATTTACCTGCTCGCCTCGCAGCGTGCTACCTTCGCCCCAGCGTGCGCCGGTGCTTGGGCATAACAGTGCTACGCGTCGATCGTCGCCGGTCAGAGTATCCAGCAATTTGCTGATCTCTGATTTGGCGAGGTAGGTCATAGCTGGCGGTGCTTCTTTCAGTGGTTCCAGACCCTTACAGGGGTTTTCCTTCCTGAACTCTTCCAGCTTTATCAACGTGCTGAACATCCCGGACAAGCGGTAAATATCCCGGTTGATCGTTGCTGCGCTGATACCGTCTTCCAGCCGTTGGCTACGGTGCTGTGCAATCATTCGCTTGTTCAGTCGGTTAACGGCTGGATCACCAAGCGCCCTGATTGTTTTATTCAGATGCCGCTTTTCAATCTCGCCATTTTCCTGAGTCTGTCCATATAGCAGCCACCAAGTATTTAACAACTCGCTTAAGGTGCGGCGGTCAACGCTCGCGCCCAGCCATTCTTTTTTGTCGGCGTTGGCTAATACATAACGCTCAAAAAGAACTGCCTCTTGTTTCTTCTCAAATCGCCTGCGGATACGTTTTCCGTTACGTCCGCGCGGCCATACGTCCACTTCATATTGACCACCTTCGAGCTTCTTAATCGACATAAGAAAGCCCTCCGGCGTTTATTTCTCCATCTTGGTAGCAGATGGTGAAAATGTAGTGTTTATAGGTAGTTAACCAGTTTGTTTCTCGGAGAGGTCTGATTCCGTTGATTCTGGCCCAATGTGTGCGAGAGCCGGTGCGATTTGACCAGCTTGCGGAGCGGTCTTATCAGTCATTAGCCAAAGCGTGTACTTTTCAAATAGTGGGTGCTGGGTGAGTTTCATCAGTGTTGTCCAGCCAGGTTCGTTATATCCCCCCTCTAATTTTTTCAAGGTGCTAATTGGTATCTCCATGATTTTGCAAAATTGATTCTGGCTGAGTCCTTCAGCCGTTCGAATCGCCTTTATTTTTTCAGATACGATCATTGACATGGTTCCGACTTGTGATCTAGCATTCACTCAACTGGTTCATAACTCGGAACCAGTTGAACCAGACTCATAACCGCCAATTTAGGCAGTTATAAGCCGAAATAAGCGCCTAGCGCCAATGCGGAGATTAGCACAAATGGTTATGAAACATGAGGGAGCGAAAGAATCGGGCGGAGCCTTACATATGAGATTCCGCCAGATTAAGGGGAGTCAAAAACGTGGCTTTCTGCGGGTTATTGCAGAACGTTTGTCACTGGTGTTCCTTCGAGTTGCTCGTCCAGAAATTTGTGTGTCCTCGCTAAGTTCAATGCAAGTGATTGTGTTACCCCTGCTGAAAACTGCAATCGCAGAGGAATATCACCAGCAGGGTGCGGAAGCACTACATCGAGTTGTAATTCGCCTGTCTTGGCGTCGAATTTAAGACCTTTAAGGTCAGTAATCGGTAGAGGAAAAACGCCCTTAAATTCGTCCATTTTTTTGCCCTATTAGTGTGAGAGCTACAAGGGTAACACGCGCCGGGGCGTGAGAAAAAATCCCGGCAACAATCAATTAGAGGTAATTCTATGACAGACAAAGAGTTAGAGGGGTTCATTGAAGTGCGTCACGCTGTTGACGCGGTTCCATACCCAAAATTTGCCGAATTGATCGGTAAGAAGCCCGCCACGGTTAAGAGCATGATTGAAGACGGTAAGTTGCCGATCATCCCGTGGAAGAACCCGGAAAGCCTGGGCGCCCGCGCTGAGAACTGGATCTATATTCCTGAGTTCAACCGCGCAATGCGTGACGCCTATTACAACCGTCCGAGAGAACAGCGCGACGCGTGGTTGTTGTGGATCGGTCTTTGAGGTTATCGCGATGAGCCAGAAAACAGCCAACCACGAAAACCGGGTGCGTGAATGTAACAATATTCTGGACACCCATTTAAAAAATATGCAAACGGGATTCATGATTCGCACCAATAGCGGCGAGTTTATTATCAGGGATAAAAAGCTGATTAAGAAAATAACCAAAGACGTGGCGCGCCATGTTGATGGTGAATTGCTTAAATTGGGAATGTGAGGGGGCTTTTGTGGCTGTGCAATTAATACAGTTAAGTCGTCACTCATATTTATATCGTGGCTTCACGATTCAAAAGTGCCCGCGTAATCCATTTACGTTTAAGCACTCTTATCGTATTTCCAGTAATGGCGATTATTACGGGCGTGACTTTGCTTTAGCGGAAGCCATGCGCACGGTTGATCAGATGTATAAGCAAGGGGGCAGTAATGCACGATGAAGGCCCATCACTGGCAAGCCTGCTTAAGCACGGGTGCCAGGTTACACACTTCAAAAACTCACGCGGCTGGCTGGAAACACCAGACGGGAAATTCTTTAAACCTGAGCCTGGCAAGGTTCAATTTATTAAGGGAATGAGTAAGCCCTTTGTTTATATGAAGAAGATAAACAAAGGATTACTTTTTAACTTTGTTAATTCTTTGAGAAATTTAATCGGCTAACAACGCCAGTTAAATAGTAATTAAAAACAGTCTTCACTGTCGTCACTTAATTAAGTGATGGCGCTTTCACTCATCCTAAAAAGGATAAATAGCATGTTTAATAAACTGTTTGGAAAAAAAGTAGCAGCGGCAAAAGTTGAACTTAAGAAAGTAGAAAATCGCGATCTGATGGAAGCTATTGTCGGCGGTTGCCTTTTGGTATCTGCCGCCGATGGCGAGATCGAAAAAGAAGAAACCAGCAAGCTGGATCAGCTTATCCGCTCTAACCCGCGCCTTGCGCATTTCGGCAATGAGATCACATCCACCATCAACCGCTATACGGAACAGCTTGAAGCTGGCTTCCGCGTTGGCCGCATGAACATTTTGCGCGAAATCGACGACATCAAAAACGATCCGAAAGAAGCCGAAGAAGTCTTCGTCAACATGCTGACTATCGCCGAAGCGGACGGCCAGATCGAACCAGAAGAACAGAAGGTGCTGGAAGAGGTCGGGCGCCGTCTGGGGCTGCGTGTTGAGGATTATCTCTGATGCTGCGCGTGCTGGATTCACTACGTCCGGCGCTGGCCCTGCTGTTGGCCTTCATGGTCGTAGCAGTGGATTTCACCAGCTACCTGCTTTCGGTGATTGGCGACGCCTTCTTCGTTGGCGCTCTTCTTCTCCTTGTCTGGCCTGCCATCAAGTCAGCTAACCAATCAGCGGATCACCAGTAACAGATTACCGGGGAAACCCGGCAATTTCTGAGGCTTCGAATCATGACTAAACGCGATCAATATAACTTCATCCTGCACGTTCTCTTACCTGCTGTTGAGCGTGAAGGGCTGACGATTAAAACCCGCCGCGATGGTGAGTTAACCCTTTCTTCTGACGATCCCTCTGTTTCCTGCTTTATCGACGACATGCGCCAGCGCCTTACCACGGCGTTGCTGCGTCCGGCTGTTCCATCTTCCCCTTACGGAGTCCTGTAAAATGATCCGCCCGTTCATCAAATGGGCAGGGGGTAAAACCCGTGTCCTCCCTGACCTGCTGCCGCATCTTCCTAAAGCCGACTGCCTGATCGAACCGTTCGTAGGCGGAGCATCGGTATTTCTGGCGACTGAATACCGCCGCTATGTGCTGGCTGATATCAACCCGGACCTTATTAACCTGTATCGGGAAGTCACTCGTTACCCGGACTTAGTGATCGATGCGGCCCGCGAACTGTTCAACAGTAAGAACAGCCCGCAGGGATACAACGAAGTCCGCGCCGCGTTCAATAAGCAGGTGGGTACGGTAAAAAGCGGTGGGTTGCGTTATGGCGCTGAAATGGCGTGCATTATGCGCGCTGCTCAATTCCTGTATCTGAATCGCCACGGCTATAACGGCTTATGCCGATACAGCCGGAAGACCGGCTTTAACGTGCCGTTTGGCAAGTATAAGAGCGTCTACTTTCCTGAAAATGAAATATGCCTGTTTGCCGAAAAGGCCAACGATACAAAGGCAATATTTCTTTGCGCGCCGTTCCAGCGTTCTCTACAGGTCGTCACGGGTGGCGATGTTCTCGTTTACTGCGATCCGCCTTACCTGCCTGAAAGCAAAACAGCCGATTTTACCCAATACCACACCGAACCATTCACGGAAGACAACCACCGCCAGTTAGTCCAGGCACTGCTGGAAGTTAACCGTAAGCATGGCGTGAAGGTCGTCATTTCCAACAGCGACACCGAAGCCACCCGCGCGATTTATCAGCCCTTCAAGATGCACGAAATCAGCGTGCAACGTTCCGTCAGCACCAACAAAGACAACCGGCAGAAGGCCAAAGAAGTGATCGGCGTGCTGCCTGTCTGCGACTGCTGCGGGCGTTATGGCGGCGGTTGCCCTGATTGTGGCGCCGTGATGGGTGATGCGACTTACAACGCGATGGTTGCGGCGGGCGAGTTTGACGATCAGGAGGCTTTTTAATGAATCTTATAGACGCCTGGATCGTTGAAATCATAAGCGTGAGTTGCGGCGAGATTGTGCCGTATTGGTTGGTTGAGGCGAAAGTAACAGCTTATGGAAGGGAGTCAATAACCACAATTCTGAAGAAATCAGAAGAGGAAGCCAAAGCCGTTAAAGTAGGGGATGTAGTTCAAATATGACCACGGAAACCCGTGGCCGTCGCGCCCCTTCTCCACCTCCACCGTATCCGGGTAGCACTGACAATGCTATCCCTTACGCTTATGGGGGAAACAAACCATACCAGCCTATTGGCGTTGATGTAGCGCCGGGGCTGGATGGTTTCGACTATCTCACGCCGGACGGCACGCGTAAGCATATTGCGTTCAGTGAACTGGTAGCGGAAGACGAAAAGCCGGAGCGCAGCAAGCTGCTGCGTCGCCGTCTGGCTTCACTTCCGCAGTATATCCGCCGCCACTTTGCCGCGAAGCTGGATGCACTGGACGCGAAAGACCGCAAAGCGGCAGATCACTGGCTGGTTAATACCTTTGAGCGCCACGTATTAACGCGAATTGATAGTGTGAACAGTGTTTACCAGCCTGACACTGTGATGCCCGGCATTCTGCTGCCAATCCGCGATCAGCTGTTCCGTATGCTCTGGGCAGGGAAGAAAGAGTTAAAAAGACTGGCTTATACGCTTGCCGATATCTTTACGAGCGAGTTTATACGCGAGTCCGATCACCAATTGGCACGCACCGGAGATCCTGAGTTCGCGGCGCTTTCTGGCTATGGCCGTATTGCGTCGCTGGCGGTGCATCTGAAAACTCCGATCCCCGGCTGGACGGCGTATTGCAATGAAGAACTGGAAGCGGAGGACGCGTTACGCGCGGTTCTTCGCCTTGAGTCACCGCAGTGGTGGTTAAACCGCCTGCGCCGTATCCATGCCCGGTGGCGTGAGCATTTGATGATCGCTGCGGGATACGTCCAGAAAAAATCTTTCCCATACAGTAGCGCCCCGTGCCTTACGGAATGGTTGGCCCAAAAAAAGGCTAACCGTGAATACCTTAAGGCTATGGAACTGGAAGACCAGGACACGGGCGAACGCATTTCACTGATCGATAAAGTCGCCGGTAGTGTTGCCAATCCGGCCAACCGTCGCCGCGAACTCATGACGAGAATGCGCGGATTTGAAGATCTGGCGAAGCTGGAAGGGCTGGCCGGTGACTTCTACACGCTGACAGCACCTTCCCGTTACCACTCCATGCAGCATAACGGGCGCCGCAATAATAAATACTGTGGCGCATCGCCGCGCGAGACGCAGCAATATCTTTGCAAAGTCTGGGCGAGAACCCGCGCAGCGTGGAAGAGAAAAGGGATCCGCGTCTTTGGTTTTCGCGTGGTCGAACCGCACCACGATGCAACGCCACACTGGCATTTACTTCTTTTTATGCGCCCGGAATGCGTCGAGCAGGCGCGCGAAATCTTCCGTAAATATGCCCTGAAAGAAGACGGCAACGAACCGGGAGCGCAGGAAAACCGCTTTCAGGTTGTGCCGATCGATGATGCCCACGGCAGCGCAACCGGCTACATAGCGAAATACATTTCGAAGAATATCGACGGCTTCGCGCTGGATGGTGAGAAGGACGACGAAACCGGGGAAGACCTGAAAGAAATGTCACTCCGCGTTAGCGCGTGGGCATCGCGCTGGGCTATTCGTCAGTTTCAGCAGATCGGCGGTGCACCGGTCACGGTATATCGCGAACTTCGCCGCCTGGGCGATCGCGAACTGGTGTTACACCCTGAACTGGAAACCGCCCAGCAGGCCGCTAACGGTGGCGAATGGGATAACTACGTATTAGCCCAGGGTGGCCCGTTGGTTGAGCGCGATAAGCTGCGCATCCGTCTGAATTATGAAACCACTGAAAACGGCAACGCCTACGGCGATAACGTCCAGCGAATCACCGGTATCTATTGCCCGATTACGGGCAATGACTCTTTGATCTTCACCCGCACCACTAAATACAAAATCGTGCCGAAGCGCCAGAGCGCTGACGGTGTGGCCGTTGACGTTGGTTTTTCAGGCGGCAGCGCCGCCCCTCGGAGTTCTGTCAATAACTGTACGCGGGATCCCGCAACAGGTGCTGACGGTCTTGAACATGCCGATCACGAAGTGGGCGAGACGGTGAATTTTGATGCTCTTTCACGGCAAGAAAAGCGGGAACTGGCGCAGCGATTAAGTGACGATGTACGCGCCAAGCGGAAAACGCGGCCACCGGAACGGGAACGGGAAGAGGAAGCAGGGCTATCAGTCAAAGAGCAGCAGATCAGTGAACTGCTGGCGCTACGTGGGATTGATGCAAGCGCCGGAATGGTCAGATCGATGATGGCCGGTGCGTCAGTGGCGTGCGGTGATCTTGTTATGACCGTGCAGGACGGGCGGTTGGTATCGCGCAACCGCGCCGCATCCGGGCTGGATAAGCTGCCGTCACAGGTGATGGCAGCGAAGAAAAAGACAAGCGACCTTGTGAACAGGATGAAGGCAGCGTTTAAGGGCCATTTATTAAATGAGATATAATTAGCCAAAAGCAATGGCGCCATGAGGCGCCATTTATGGGTATGTTTTAATTATCTTCTCAAACGCTTCTGTCGTTTAGCTTCTAACTGAGCAGAAAATTTTCTTCCCGCTTTGAACTGTTCAGATGAAAGAGGTTTACTGTTAAGTTGATATGTACGTGCCCTTACAATCAACTGAGACATGGAAGGAGATATCACGAAATCATTGAGATGTTTTTTTAGTCGTTCTAGAGCTTTTTTTCCTTCATCAGTAATCAAGTCTCTTTGCAGCATCCACAAAAAAACATCTACAGCTTGCAGCGCTGGATGACTTTCTGAACTTCGAAGATCGAATTTACCTAAATCGAATTGAGCCTCCTCAAAAAGAATTGGGCCCCCCAAATCGTCCTCTACATGATCGATTTTATGAAAAATGCGGTGATATTCTCTCATCGTCCCGCGAAACTCGTCGCTTCTGTCATGGATCAATTCTTTTACGGAAGAGGAATGCTTTTTACAGAAAGAATGTGTAGCCCCCATCAGACTAGAAAAAGCAACCATATTAGGCGTTTGGCCTTTGTAGGCGCTTTTCCCATGGGTACAAATTAAGGTGAATTCGTCAGGGTGGCTGATCGCGTAAGTTAAACCATCAGTCATAACTTCTTTCATTCGCGGATCTAGTATGCGGTCAATTCTTGAAAGTGCAATTTCCGCAACTTGAAGCATTTTTGGCATGTCGTCGCTCAGGAAACCATCCCAAAAAGCCTTGTTATCTTCATCGGACAAGATATCTGCCATACCTAAGCACATAGCATGTCTAAATAATTCGGTGTTGTACCACAAGACCGGGACGCCAGGATTATCAGCACTATCAAAAAACAGATCAACAAACTTGGTTGGTGCGAGATAAGGTTTGTGAATAACGCAGAGTGAAAATTCCCAAGAGGTATTTTCAAGTGCATCAAGAAGATCTGAGCAAATTACTGAAACAACATGCTCTTGGTGTTCATTTGAGTGAAGACGCGGAACGCCTAAAGCCTTGCAGTGCCGCTGGACAACTTCGTTAATGATAGGATCAACGTCACCATGAGAGATTATCGCCCCCTGAAAGTATGTCGGTGATCTCTCGTCAAAAATATTGCGACCTGAATGTCCAGATTCATCAGCATAAACATAAACGTCCATAACGGTTCCTTCTAAATTGTCATAGTTAGTTGCAATAAATACTATTACGGTTCATGGCGTTATCTATACATGATTGGCTTATTTTCGTCCATTTTGCTTAGAAAAAAATGAGCTTTAGACGTTCAGAATTCAACGCACAAATTGGAGCAAAATTGCACAAATTTTATGATGGTGATTTTCTCAGGGCAGACCAGGCGGGGTGGGCCTTCCGGTGGTCTGCACATTTGCACAAAAAAGCGGGGTTTCTGCGTGCGGGCGAGGCGGGGGAATGAGCGCGCGCTGAGGGGTGGGATAGGGTCGGTATTATCTGCGCCGATTTTCGCGCCGCTGCGCCTCGCTGCTGCGTCGTTTTCGGTTCGCCGTGGTGGGTTGAGGAAAAAGAAAAGCCCCTGCCAGCAGGCTGCTGAGGGGCTTACGTGCGGTGTGGTCAGTTATGGCCGTGTAGGCCTTTGCGCGGTGGTGGTGGGTGTGTCCGGGCTGGCGTCAGATTGCTGCCTGCAACAGTGCGTAAGGGTTGAAGCGCACCACGTCGATCCCCAGCCAGTCGTTTAACTCTTTCAGGCTTTCTTGTATCGGGGCCAGTTCGTTGATGGAAAACACCTTCGCCGCTTTCTCTACGTCGCCGAAGCCACCGGAGTTATTCGGCATTACCCCCATCAGAACGGGCGGCACGCGGTGCGCGGCTAACAGGTCGTCGCGGGTGGCGTCTTTGATGCCGGTAAACTCATCCTTCGCCGCCACCTGGCTGAACGGCATAATTTGCAGGCCGTCTTTTTTCCCGCCCGCCGCGTAGACAAACAGGTTTTTAAAAGCACCGTTGCCGCGTGCATCTTTCAGCGACTTCTTAAGCTTTTCCACATCGTTATTATTCGCCACCGGGTCAGTGAGGTAGACGATCACACCCGCATGACTGCCGTTAATGTAGTAGTTGCGGCGGAACACCGTTGCTTCACCGTTCAGCATGGCGCTTTGTAGCGCGGCCAGATATTCCGGCGCACCGTAGATCTCCTGGTGCGGGCTGGGGTTCTTGATCTGGCAGACGCTGCCCGGTTCGAACGCGTGATCGTCAACGTAGCGCGGAACAAACCAGAATTGCGCCGGGTCTATGCCGCGCCGCGTATATTTTGCCTGGCTGTGCCGCAGCTCGATCGGCTGGCCGAGTCGGTTGCGGCGGCATTCCATGTAACAGTTACCGAAAATTAAATAATCCTGCACCCAGGCGGTGAACTCCTGCCGGGTCAACAGCGGGTGCGGTATGTAGCAACTGGCGATAACATTGCGTTTAAATATCAGCGGTGACTGGTGATAGGCGGCAACGTCGAACATGCGCGCCAGCCCGTAGGGGCTGATCGGTGGTTCATACCAGCGGCCATTGTTATGGCATTCGAGGCACTCCATAAGAGACGCGCGATCGTTGACTGCGATCGGGTCGCCAAAGCTGAAAGATTCCACGCTTTCCAGCGGGGTGGCTGCGTTGCTGGCCGTGCTGGCTGGCGCAGCAGTTGGCGCCCTGAATTTTTTTTTGCCGCTCAATTAAAACTCCTCCACAAAACTGCCGTTATCGCCGGTCACTTCCGCGCCGATCGGTTCGTTGTAAATGCCCTGCATAGTTGCCCATGCCAGATCGCCGTGATTGCTGCCACGGGCCCGATCGGACTGGTAGGTAATAACGCCGCCTGCGGTGACTTTACGCACGGTCATAAACGACTGTGCGAGATCCATCATTCCGGCTGACCTGCTCCCCGTTGATTAGTACACCCCGATGTTAGTAATGTCTTCATAAGCCACATGAGGACATCCCCATGAAGAAGCGTTTTTCCGACGAACAGATCATCAGTATTCTCCGCGAAGCCGAAGCTGGGGTACCCGCCCGTGAACTCTGCCGCAAGCATGCCATTTCCGATGCCACGTTTTACATCTGGCGTAAGAAGTATGGCGGTATGGAGGTGCCTGAAGTTAAGCGCCTGAAGTCGCTTGAGGAAGAGAACGCCAGACTCAAGAAGCTGCTTGCCGAAGCCATGCTGGATAAAGAGGCGCTTCAGGTGGCTCTTGGGCGAAAGTACTGACGACAGACCAGAAGCGGGAAGCCGTGATGTTGATGTGTGATGCGACCGGTCTGTCGCAACGTCGTGCCTGCAGGCTTACAGGTTTATCCCTGTCGACCTGCCGCTATGAGGCTCACCGTCCGGCTGCTGATGCGCATTTATCAGGGCGCATCACTGAGCTGGCACTGGAG